CACATTCGGAACACCATAGTTCATCCTTACATTTGTAGGCAAAATGGTCAAACAGATGCTTTTTGGCCCAGTCTTCCTGTTCCTTCGTGATGGCAGACAGTTTTCCGCTTAACTCCGTCACCAGCTTTTCCAATTTCGTTCTCGGCTTCATATCAAAACAGGCTCATTTGTTGGACATTTGTATCTGCTTTCTTTTTCGCCGGCTTCTTTTTAAGCAATTGGTATTGCTCTTCGGCTAACCGTTTGATAGCCACTTCACGGGCTATTTTCTTCTCTTCTTCTGTTAGTTTTACTTTCTGAGAAGAAGAAACAGAACAACCGGCAGAAACTTTTTCTATCTTGATATCCTTTTCATCATAGTAGTGCACGGCCAGTCCAAAGACTTCCGAGTCACTCATTGCAACAGCAGTTCCTCGTTTACGAGCCTCTCCTAAAATGTAACGGCAGCATTCATCAATACTCTTATTGGGATTGGCAAACTTTGGAGCAAACAGGGTATCTTCTTCTGCTCGTTGTTTCAAATAATCAGCAATTATGTCATTAAAACCTTTAACTTGTCCCATCTTGATTTCTTTTTTTTATTGCCTTCTCTGTGTAATGTTGATTTTTAAAGGCACGCTCCAAAAGGAGCGCACCAAAAGATTAAAGTTTAAAAGTGAATGCTGCCACCGCCCGAACCCTGTAACTGTTGCACTTGCCGTTGATGCTCGTGTTGCCATTGGAGAAGTTCACGTACCACGCGTAGGTCTGGCTGCCCTCAGTACTGGACCAATACCACGCCGAGGAGAGGGGAGATGCCGAAACATAAGCGAATGCTTTGTTTAGTTCGTCCATATGATGGGCCATTAAATTTAATTGACCAAGAGATGGTATATACTCGCCATCTTCCAGCAGATTTCTCAATTTTGGATTTCTGGCTACAAGGCGTTCCGTATTGCCGCGTCCGTCAATGTCAAACAGCGCATCACATTCACGTTCGTAATATGTCCCACTTCCGGATTCTTCACGGCTATCATCGTCAAGCAATTGTACGCTATCATGCTCCGTCAGTGAGATTGCAAATGACATGTATCCGTGCTTCAACCCGATGTATCGTACACAATCTTTGGAGTTATCGCCGGTAAACGGCTCTGCGTGTCCGTCTTCGTAGATTAGATACAGTCCGCTGGCGTGCTCTACTTTGTCCTTTTCAGATGATACGCGGTCGTTACATACGGGTTGGCCACTCTTGGTGATCGCCGGCATGATTACCGACAGGTTTAAATTTTTGATGTTAACATTCATTGTTTTTAAATTTTAGGTAGTTATAGATGTATTAATGTTTCGTGTCTTGATTGATTTCCTTTTCCAGTCTGTCGATCAGTCTTTGATGTTTGGCAGCCACATAGTTACAGTGTATTGCCAAGTTCCTGTCGCGTTCCTTTTCGAGACGCTTTATTTCTTCTAATTTCCAGTCTTTTTGCATGATCATATATTTTTTATTCCGATGTTAATAACTCAACCTCTGTACAACGAACCCACAGACGGCGGTCTAAACAAACCTCATTGGTACTTCGGTTTATGTCGACAACTTTTCTTGTTTTCTGTTTGTATTTGACAGATGAACCTATTTTACATTGAGTTTTGAAAACATTGATTTTCATTTCTTGATTGCTTTTTTGAGTTCTGAAATAATATATTTGCCGGGAGAGTGCAGCCGAGCTCCTCCTCGTTCAGCAGCTTGGATTATGGTCCAAATGGGATGCCCTATTTCTCCATTGTTCGACAATTGGCAAATGATGTTGAACTCGTCTGGAGGGATAAATAATCTGTTCAGCCTGTTGGTCAGTCCTTCGAAGTTTCTTTCTATCCCATCTGTATTGGAATCTTTAGAAAAAAGATTATTTCCGCATCCTCCATTTCCCCCTGCGGGGGATAGAGGGGGAGGATACTTTTCTTTACTTTCTTTTTCTTTACTTTCCTTTTCTTTTCTTTTATTGCTATCATTTCCCGTAGCATTTGCTATAGCTTTGCTATCATTTTCGATAGCATTTGCTATATTTTTGCTATTTCCCCACCTTTTTTCAAGACCTTTCTTTCCAGCTTCAGCTTTTTTTCTACTTTGTTCGTCTTTAATCTCCATTCTTTGTTTGAAACTTTCGGAGTAGAAGTACTTACCGTCATCGGTAAAGACAAATAACCCAAAATCTTCAACGACTGATTTTATCAGGGAAGCGTCTTCACGAAGGTCAAAGGCTATCATGTTATAATCTTTGACACTCGTGTATTCCGGTTCTTCCCTTAATCTTTCAAGGATCATAAAGTAAACACCGTAACCGGCAGCTTTATGCCGCATTCTAAGCCGTATAAGTTTGTCAGAGTTTCTTGCATTGCTATCATGGGGAAAGTAGCTTGTCAACTCTTTCCTTGTTGCCATATCATAAATTCTTCTCCACTTTATCAATATCCTGTCTTATTGAGTCTAAGCGATTCCTTCTCGTAACTAAGCAGGCTTCGAAGTGAATCCAGTTGATGCGTGCAAGAAGCATTGAGTCGGTCCAATCGGTCGACCAGATAGCATTCGTCTTCCGCGATGCTATCCAGTAAGGCATTCTGCACTTTGGCCGACAGGCAATTTTCTTTCGCTATCCGGATGATCATGTTCTGTATCTCGTCAGACTTTTTCTTCCGGAGTATTTTTTTTGCCTCTGCGAGCATTTCGCCGGTACGCATCATGTAGACCATGATGACGGATATGCGCTCTTGTATTTCCGCCGGATTGTTCGAGCAGGTGGTGTTTAGATAATCGCTTATTTCTTTTATCTCTTTCTCCATCGTCATACGTTGTTTAAGTACTCATTCACAACTTTCATAAATTCGCCGATCGAACGGACAACGACATATTTGGCGCCGATCCGACCAAACTCAGCTTCGTATTCCTTCTGGTGTACGGATTGCCTGTTTTTGCCGGCCTTCAACTCGATCCCCATAAACGGGTGTTCTTTATTTGGATATAGCAAAATGAGGTCCGGGACCCCGGCTCTGACACCCATTTGTTTAAACTTCGCCGCCTCGACTGCATTGCGATAGCCTCCGTTAGGAACGTGTATCAGCAAATGTCTGAGATTCGCATATTGCAAATCGAACCATCTGACTATTGACTTTTGTAATTGATCTTCTATATGTCTCATTCGTAATTCTTATTATTAGATTAGAGGCAGCGGCCGGAGTCGAACCGACATCCAAGTGCAACCATTTCAGGATGTGACATTCATTCCCACATTGCGCAACACGCTGACTGTTTGCAAGCCGCATCTTTACAGAATTGGCTTGCATAAATAATCATCACTCTGCTTCAGCGATAATAGACAACTGGCCACAAGCGGCTCCGTTCTCAATCTCAGACTTGGTCGCGATTGCTACAGCGTAGTCATAACCCATTCTTTCAAGTTGTTCTTTAATCTTTTCCATAACTCTGTAAATTAAAATGTTTATACTAAATTTACTCCCTCAATAATTCCGTTACCGAGATTGTTTTTTTCTGATATATTGTTTGGGTTGATTGGGGATAATTTCACAAAGAAGTGTTCTTTATCAAAATACTTCTCCAGCTTGTCAGCATCAAAATCAGACTCATCAACCAATGTCAGGTTAATAGTCGTTTTCAGATTGCTCTTAGTCCGAATCTGTCCAAGCTCCTCAATACTCATTTTCTTAGGATAAGGAATAAGCCAGTTACGCTTTTCTTCATCAAAACTATGAAGGCTTATCTGCAATGTTATATTACCTCCAACAAACGAGAAATCGCTACCCTTGACTCCAATCGTTGAAACATAATGGTGGGTGTT